ATCCGAACGTCATGTATGAGACGGGCATCGCGCACACCCTCGGCAAGCACGTGGTGCCAATCACGCAGTCCATGGGCGACATACCGTTCGATCTTCACCACCACCGCATCCTGAAGTACCTTGCGAACACCGAGGGACTCGTGGAGCTGAGATCACGGCTCGCAGTGCGATTGGCACAGATTGCGCCTGGGCCAGTGCTCGCCGACGACGGGGAAATACCGTTCTAGCAAACCGCCCAACTAGGGCATCGGGTGGACGCGACCCAGCAACTGAGGCAGCGCCTCACTCGCTGTAGCGCCCTTCCCGCATCGCCGCCATGATCTCGTCGCGGTGGCTCGTGTACTCCGCGGCGCTCATCGCCTTCACCTCCGCCGCCGTGAACGAGCGCTTGCCCTCGCCAGCGACGGTGAAGTCGCCGCCGCTGCGAGCCGGCCCAGCCGCAGCGAACAGCTCGGGGATCTCGGCCTTGAGCACCTCCACCGCTCGCCGGACCGCAGCCGTGTCGATCCGACCGTCCTCGACCTCGACGCTGCCCAGGTCGAGGAGTCGATGCGCCTTGGCGAGACGTTCGGCGGGTACGCCCGCAGCGAGGATGGCCACCTTCGCCTCAGCGTTCACAAGCACGCGGTCGCGGTCGGCCTGCGCCTCGGCTGCGCGCTGGTTGGCTTCTGCCTTCTCGGCCTTCGCGCGCTCGAGCTCGTCCATCTCAGCCCGCTGACGCTCGGTCTCAGCCTCCTTCAGCGCCGCCTGGCGAGCGTTCTTCTCGGCGCGCTTCACACGCTCGGCGACCAGTTCGTCGATCTGCGTCTGCTGCTCCGGTGTGAACACGGCCTTGCCGGCGTCCTGGCCGGCCTCGACGACCGGCTCGGGCTGGGGCTCGGGCTGTGGCGCGATCGTCTCGCTGCCGCCGGCCCCGCCATCGGCGTCTCCGGTCGCGTCGGGTCTACGGGGCAGGAAGTGTGCATGGAGCATGGTCCCTCCTTGGGGGTCAGATTGCCTTGCCGATCTGCTCGCGGTAACTGAGGCGCTTCAGGCCGTTCGTGGCCACGTGCTCGCGTAGCCGCACCTGCCACTCGCGAACCTTGGCCTGCGCGGCCGCGGCGGAGGCATCGTCCATCGCGACGGCGCTGCGCATCTTCCACGACCTGATCCCGCGCTCCAGGTAGCGCTGCTGCTGGCGCGCCTCGTAGACGTCCGGGTCCGAGTGGGCGACGCCCGCGGCATCGGTGAGGCCGGCCACCCACGGGTAGGCCATATGGCCGCAGTTGGGATGGAAGAGCCCGGCACCCTCGGCCTCGTCCAGCGTCGGGTACCCTGGCGTGAGTCCGTCGACGGAGACCACCTCGCCTTCCCACTCGGCGCAGAGCTCGCAGCCCGACGAGGAGCCGCCGATGAGGGCCAGGTCATGCCCGGCCGCGCGCATGCGGTCGATGGCGCCCATACGGGCAGCGCCGTTCGCCGCCGTGCGGCAGGCCATCTCGGCGTAGCTCGCAAGGTTCCACTGCCGCCCGGATGCGTCAACGAAGCCCGTGATGCCGCGGCCGGAGAACAGGTCGAGCGCGGCCTGCGCGGCCTGCCGGCGCGTGTACTCGCCCGCGAGCCCCTGCGCTGTGACGCGGGCGATCACCTGGCGGAAGACGTCGTCGGTCGCGCGCAGGATGCGCAGGTCGGCGGCGGCGAGCCGGCCGGCGAGGTCGCGGGTGAGGGCGGCGAGCGCACCCGGCGGGGACCCCGCGGCGGCTGAGTCAGAGAGCGGAAGCGCCGCCTCGCGGGCTCCGACGCCGGCGGCGGCCGTGACCAGCGCCGCGACCTCGGCGTCGCGGCCCTCGGCGAGCGCCCGGACGATCCTCCGCGCGTCCCGGGACAGGCCTGCGGCCTGCAACTGCTGATAGGCGGCCCACTCGTCGGCGTCGAGCCGCTTCGCGAGGCGCCGGGCGACGAGCGCGAAGGCCGCGAGCTCGGCGTCTCGGCAGCGCCCCACGAGTCGCTGCGCGAGCCGGGAGAGCTGTTCGGGGTCGATCACGCTCAGAAGGCAGGCTCGGGTACGGGCGTGCCGCGCTCGGCCTGGATGCGCGCGACTTCGGATGCGACGAGCTTGTCGTCCCAGTCGGCGTGCAGCATGCGCACCATGGTCTCGGTCGAGGCGGCTTCGGCCGTGCGCAGTAGGGTGAGCGTCTGCGCGACCTCCTGCGGGGTGGCCGTCTCCTCGGGCCAGGTGACGCGCGGCCGCTCGGCGGTCACAGCGCGTCCGAAGATCGCGCCGTCGAGGACGAGCAGCAGCTCACAGGCGTCGGCGAGCGCCGGCGCCCAGTAGCGCTGCTTTCTCGCCATCGTCTTGAAGGTGCGCGCCTCGCGCAGGCGTAGGGCGGTGCCGCTCTCGGCGCGGCCCTCGATCCTCAGGCCGAAGGTCTGCGGCGAGTACCCGGCCTCGCTGACGATGCGCTCGAAAAGGTGCAGCGCCGTCTCGCCGTGCTCGGCCGTGCGCAGGTCGAACTGCACCGGCGTGATGTCCATGTGCTGCGGGTCGACCTCGAGCTCGGTGAACACCTCGCGGTCGGCGTCGAAGCTCTTGCCGGCGCCGCGGCCGCCGCCGAAGACGGCCGGCTCGAGCGCGTCCGCCGGCACCACGATGCGGCTCTTGCCGAGGCGGATGTCGCGCATCCAGGAGGTGTAGGTCTCGTCGAGCGCGTCGAGGAGGCTTTCGCAGCCTTCGACGTCGGCGCGCCCTTGCGGTGAGGTCGGGCGCCGCTTGTCGGGGAGCACGTTGGGCACGTAGGCGACCGCCAGCCGCCTGGCCAGCGCGTCGGGCAGCGTGATGACCGGCTCGAGCCCCTCGGTGTCCGGAGAAGCCTTGAGGTCGATCGAGTGCCCGAGCAGGTCCTTCTCCCCGCGGTAGAGGCCGTGCAGGATGACGCCGCGCTCGTGGCGTTCGAGGTGGCGCAGGACGATGCCCTTCTGAGATTCCCCGGCGACCTCGCGCCAGAAGGTGACGGCCGTCAGGCGCCCATAGCGGAACTCGGGCACGGCGTGGTCGGGCAGCATCGTCGTGAGGAAGGGCTCGTCGGCGAGGCCCTTGTCCCAGGAGGCGCGCAGGTAGGCGCCGCCGAGCGCGGCGCAGGTCTCGGCGCCCTCGAGCAGCTTGTTCTGCAGCGAGGTCTCACTGCGCAGCTCGTCGAGGCGCTTGGCGGCCGCCTTGTCGGTGACGGTAAGGTCGAAGGCGTCGCCGAAGAGCAGGTCGGCCGAGACCGATGCGAGCTCACCGGCGAGCGGCATGTGCAGCCCGCTCTGCGCCTTGCCCACCGGCGTGCGCCGCTTCCAGAAGAAGAGGCGCGCGGTGCGGTTCTGCTGCGGCTGCGCGTCGGCCGTCAATCGCTGCGGGTCGCCCGAGTACCAGGCGGCCCAGGTGTCGAGGTCGCCGCCGTTCTCGCGCAGCGGCGGCCAGGACTGCTTGGGGTTCACCGGCAGGGCCATCAGGCCGCCTCCTCGGCCACGCTCGGCAGCGTGATCCAGCTGCGCCAGTAGCGGCGCATCGCCATGACCGCGTAGCGCAGCGCGTCGGGTCCGTGGTCGTCTTCTTTGAGCGGTGCATCTAGCCCGCGCTCGCTCGCCTTCGGGTCCCAGGCATAGCCCTCGAGCTCACGGATCAGGGCCTCGCAGGACTCGTGGATGACGAGCCGACCGGCGGCCAAGAGGCTCGCGACCGAGCGGATCCCATCGAGCACGGCGTTGTCGGCGCCGCTCGCCCAGCTCCAGCCGTCCGCGCGCAGCTGGGCGCGGAAGCTGGCGGCGCTCGGGTCGAGCACGACGTCGCGGAGCGGCACGACAGATTCGGTAAGACCATCGGCGCCGTCCCGCAGCCAGGCCATGAGGCGCCGCGAGTAATCGGTGTCGGTCAGCTTGCGATCATGGGCGCGATGGTCGTAGCGCCACTCGCGGCAGACGTGCAGGCGCTCGTCAGCGCCGACCGCGACGATGAGTGCGTGGAAGGGATTGGTCGTCCCGTAGTCGATGCCGAGGGTGTGGAAGTCGAGCGCCGGCAGCTTGCGCTCGACGTGACGCCCGCCGGCGGAGGCCTCGAGCATCTCGTAGACGGCGCCCTCGGCCGCGACCCACTCGCCAAGGATGAAGCGCTTGTGCCAAAGGCCCGCGAACTCGCGGCTGATCGCGGTCACGTAGGCGGCCGGGAGGGTCTCGTTGTCGGCGAGGCGGAAGGAGAAGCGCGCGAGCTCGAGCGCCTTCTCGCCTCCGAGGAGCATCTCGCCGTCGCCGCGGATCCAGACCGCGGGGCGGTCGAGGTAGGCGCGCTTCAGCCAGTGCGTCGGGGAGTCGGGGTTGGTGGTCGCATAGAGGCGCGCGCCCTCCACCGAGAGGCGACTGAGAAGCATGCTCCAGAACGACTCCGGCAGGGTCGAGGCCTCGTCGACGTAGGCGCCGGCGAGGGTGAGGCCGCGGATCTTCTCCTGGGCACGCTCGTCGTTCGCGCCGACGATGTAGATGCGCCGGCCGAGCAGCTCGAGCTCGCCGCGGCCCTGCACGTACTGACAGCGGTGCGCGCCGAGGAGC